TAACCGGCCGGTTGGTTGGGCTGTCGACGCTGGCACCGGCAAGACTATTAAGGTTTGGACTTCCGATTATCTGCGCAACGGCGTTACGCCGACGTCGCTTACGATTGAGAAGGGATTCCTTGACCAAGCCGTACCTACTTACATTGTGAACACTGGCATGCAGGCCGACAAGGCTTCGTTCAGCGTCACAAGCAAGAACAAGATTACCGGCTCATTCACCTTCGTTGGTATGGGCGGCGGACAGAGCACGACACCCACTGGCGCCAGCTATGACGTCGCTACGACTAATCAGGTTATGGCTGCCAATGCCAACGTCGGCCGACTCGACGAAGGCGGTAACCAGCTTGTTAGCCCGAATTGGGGCAAGTCTCTTACGATCAACTTCGCGAACAATCTTCGCACTGTTGAAGCTATCGACTCAACGTCTCCCGTTGCAGTCAATCCCGGCCAGTTTGACGCTACCGGCACGATTGAAACGTACTTCGGCGACAACACCATGTTGCAGAAGTTCTACAGCGGTACGCAGACGGCCATCAATACCCGCGTTGCCAAGAACGGTCAGGCGGTCATTTTTCAGTTTCCGCGCGTGACGCTTACCGGCAAGGGAAGCCCGAACGCCAGCGGCAAGAACCAAGACATTATGACGCCGTTCGACTTCACGGCGTCGGTTGATACTGCTCTGACTAACTGTGCTGCGCAGTTGGAGCGGTTCGAATATTTCGAATAAGACTTTCTTCCGACAAAGAGAGTCGACACTGTCTACCGCGTCGGTGCGCGGGATGCTGCATATTCTTTTGCAGTGACACTAAGGGCGTGCACGCACGGAGGGCGGGTTGTCGGACCCGCCTTCCACCCTTTCATTTTACACCGGAATCCCATGCTTGATCTAGAATCTATCGCTGTCAAAACTGAACTTGAACAGAACGGGCAGTATGTCGACGTTCCCGATTGGAAAGGCGTTAGCCTTGGCGTTCGTTCGCTCGAAATCGAGGAATACAAAATTGCCGTTGAGCAGGCGGTGGAGCAGCTTGCGCGCAAGTACGACGGTGGAATGATTCCGCCGAAAGAGCGCGAGATTGTAATCGGCTCGCTGTTGGCGAAGCACATTCTCTTCGATTGGAAGGGCATTAACCCGCCCTATAGCGCAGAGTACGCGCAGGACTTCCTTGGCTCAGATCGCGGTCGGCATCTGTCGAACAAGGTTCTTTGGGCCGCTCGCCGCGTCGGCCGTATCGACGCCAAGTTTCAGGACGACGCCGCAAAAAACTAGCATGCGCCTTCCGCTATGATCTTTCGCAAAAAGATACGAACGAATTTCTACTAGACCTTGCTGAAGAAGAGGCGGACGCAGCCCACTTCGCAGACAAGACAAGACCACGCGAGGCTCAATGGCCGACGTGGTCTAGGTTCGTTCGTCAAGCGTGGTGTCTTCTGCGTGACGACAGATTCTACGGTGCCATGGGCGGAATGGGGCGCATCTATTATTCGTCAATCAGTCGCTACTCACGCGACCACAACATACCGCTATATCCGTTCTTGAAGTACCTATACGCGCTCGATGAAGTGTGGATGGAAATACAAGCGGAGAAAATCGAACAACAGCGAACACAAAGCTAGGGTAAATGGCCGAAGGCGATATCGTCCGCAGAGTAACAATCACTGCGACGGGCGAAGGTATCGACAGCACGACAAGTTCTGTTGAGTCCCTTAGCGATGCAATTTCCAAGGTCGGGTCTAATTCCGACCTTTCGTTATCAGCCCTTGTCGGGCTTGGCGCTGGCGCCGTTGGCGCCTTGGCGACAATCAGCGGCTTTGTCGACTACATCGCCAAAGCAAACAAAGAACTAGCCGACATGCAGACAACGGCCCGTGAGGCCGGCTTGTCGGTTAGAGACTTCCAATCAGTAGCATTCGGCGGGCAGGTTGCCGGCCTAAGTATGGATCAAGTCAACTCTGGCCTGACTAAGTCTGCGCAGCTTCTCAACGACGCACAACGCAATGCGAATTCGCTTTCAAAGGAATTCGACGCGAACGGACTCAGTATCAAGGGCGCTAACGGTCAGTTGTTGACTGAGACGCAGCTTCTAACGACTGCAGGCGACTTGGTGCGGAGGGCTCAGAACCCGCAAGACCAAATCGCGATTGCACAGATGTTAGGCTATACCAAGGAATGGATTCCGTTTCTTGAGCAGGCCGCGCACGGCTTCGACGGCATCCGCAACGCCGCTGAAGACGCAGGCGTAGTTGTTAGCGAAGAGACAATTCAAAAGGCCGCAGAGTTCGACGAACGTTGGCGCAAGTCTAGTACCGAATTTTCGATGTACATGAAGGCCGCGTTTGATGAAGTTTTGCCGTATATCGACAGCGCCATTGAAAAGGCTGCCAAGTTCATCAAATCGATTGACCCGGCGCAAATCCAGAAGGCAAGCGACGAAAGCTTTAAGCAGTTCGAAGCCGCTACGGGTATCCCGGCCGACGATGGCGTTATTACGATCAACACCGACAAGCTGGAAGGCGCCTTTAAGGAATGGCACGACTCGCCAACGTTCTCTAGGGACACGTGGAAGGATTTCGGTAGGGCACTTTGGGACGGCTTTTCGTTCCAGAACGGAGACAGCGCAGCGGCAACGATTCCGGGTTACGCCTCGCAGCGTATCACGGAGCCGACGTATCCTACTGCAGCGCAGATGGACGCGGCCTTTGACAAGGCTAACCCGCCCGACCCCGGATCAAGAGAACACCCGCTAGCCGGCCTATCTGCTTCCGACTACGAGTCGTTGACGCCTTCCAAGGTTGCGGCGAAGGATACCGGCAACAACCGGGATGCAATCGACCGCGCCGAAGAGTCATTGCTAAAATACGTGAAGACGCAGCAAGCCGCTGCAGATTCTGTCGGAACAACGTCGGACAATATCGAACGCCTGAAGGCAATGGCTCAACTTGAAGCCGCAGCCGAGAAGGAAGGCGTTTCGGTAACAGGCGAGCGCGCGAAGCAGTTTCAGGAACTCGCCCAACGGGCCGGTGACGCAGCGCTAGCGCTGGAAAAAGCGAAGGTCGCGAACCAAATCGACTATTCAAGGCAGACGTCGTTCCTGACTCCGCAAGACCTGCAGATAGCAACGTCTCTGAAGAACATTTACCCGGACGTTACGACGGCTCTTAATAGTGCCGAAGCCGCGCAAATGCGGATGAACAATGCCTTGAAGGACTTCAGCAACGAAGCACGGGCGGACATTACCGGCTTCGCGACGGACCTTACGCACGCCATGCAGGCGGGCAATTCGTTTTGGTCTTCGTTCCAGACTGCAGGCGTGAACGCACTAAACAAGATTGCTGACAAGCTTATGTCAATGGCAATTGATAATGTGTGGTCGAAGGCGTTTGGCGGTACGTCTGGAAGCAGTTTGTTTGGCCTATTCGGTATGGGCGGTTCTGGTCCGACAATGAGCGGAACAGGACTCGGCGCCGGCACAGGCGGTCTTTCATTCCCAATGTTTGCAGACGGCACGGACTCTGCTCCGGGCGGTTGGTCAATCGTTGGCGAGAAAGGACCGGAGCTAGTCAATCTACCGAAGGGTTCGCAGGTGCTGCCTAACGGCATGACGCCGGGCGGTTCTGTGAGCGCACCGGTTAACGTGACTATCGACGCTAGGGGCGCCGATGAAGCCGGGATGGCGCGAGTGCAACAGCAAATCGCAGATTTGAAAGCCTCATTGCCGGGCACAATCGTTAAAACAGTCACGCAAGCTAAGAAGATGCGAGCGCTTTAATCAATGTCTATTACGTTTCCGCGAACCGATATCATTACGTCGGTTCGCTATTCAGACCAACAGTTGCAGTTGGTATCGAGACAGGAAACCAGCACACAGGCTAGCGGCGTTGTCAGGGGTAAGGACTTAGGTTCTGCCCTTTGGCAAGTCAGTTATACAACCGTCCCGATGTTGTTTCGGGACGCGTTGGCCTTTGAAGCAGCCCTGAATTCGCTAGACGGCGTAGTGAACGTCTTTGAAGCTGGCGACTTGCGGGCGAGGTTTCCCCGAAGCAACCCTACGGGCACGTTCACCGATAGCGGAACGCTAAGCAGCGTGAACGCCAACAATAAGGCTCTGTCATTGACGGGCCTTCCGTCCGGCCTAGTTCTGTCGCCGGGCGATTATCTATCCTTCGACTACGGCACATCGCGCGCACTTCACCAAGTTGTCGAAGGCGCGACCGCTAATCTAGCCGGTCTTACACCGGAGTTCGAAGTTCGTCCGCATATCCGACCGGGGTTCGTCACTGGAAACGCCGTAAGGCTCAAAAACCCGAACGGGCAATTTACGCTTATTCCTAATTCTGTGTCTTCGTCGCTTAGCACGAAGAACACAAGCGTTATAACGTTCAAGGCAATTCAGTATCTATGACACGTTCGGTATCTGCAGAGAATTACGCAGCGCTTCAAGCGCGAAGGTTGGTGGCTCGCGACTTCCTGTGGTTCACCGTCAAAGATAGAACTACAGGCTCCCCCGTCTACGACGGCTATTGGTCGGACGTCGGCACTTATACAGCAAACGTCGTCGACCCCGAAACGGGCGGCACGACTAGCCGTGCCTATTTCGGGTCGGGAACGCTGATTTCGATTTCAGATATTCCCGTTGTATCTAATCTGACTGTTCAAAACGTAACCATTACGCTTTCGCAGGTTGCGGACAGGGTCAATGACCTTATTCGCACCTACGAATGTAAGCAGGGTCGCGTTGAAATTCATCGCGGGTTGTTCGACTACAACACAAGAGCGCTAGTCGCTCCGGCAACACCGCGCTTCGTCGGGTATATCGACACTATCGATATTCAGACCCCCAAGGAAAACAGCGACGGCGGCGTAGTTCTTACCTGTACGTCACATACACAAGAGCTAACAAGAGCCAACGCCGACACGCGTTCTGATGCTTCACAGCGTCTGCGCTCCGCTACAGACAACTTCTATCAAGACACCGCAGTTGTTGGTTCGTGGCAGATGTTTTGGGGGACGTCAAACGGTACGGCTGCGCCGAGTTTGATTCAGATGGCAAAGTCTGCGGGTTTCTTTTGATTAGGTTAGCAACGCTAGCCGACAAGAACCAAGCAATAAAGCTTCTAAAAGATTCGCGCGAAGGCGCGGGGTTCGATCAAGCGGGAGGGTTCACCTTCCCGTTTGACCCTGCGTACGCCGAACGGTTCTTTCTTCGGCACTTAAACAATGATTTTTCAATTGCACTTGTTCACGACGTCGACGGAGTAGCGCAAGGGCTACTTACGGGCATTGTGTACGAACATGAATACGGCCCTGTTCGCGTGGCGAAGGAAACTATGTGGTGGATTGATCCGACACATAGGGGAGGTACCGCAGCAATCAAGATGCTGGACGCCTTCGAGCAGTGGGCACGCGCGAAGTTCGCCAAGTATGTAGGCGTCGCGGGAATGGGTGAACAGCCGAACGTCGGCGTTCTTTACGAACGGCGCGGCTATCGTCCGGCCGAACTGCATTATATCAAGGAAATCTAATGCCAATTTTTACCGCCATTGCTGCCGGAATCGCGGCGGCAGTTGGCATTACAAGCACGTTTGTTGTTGGAGCGATTGCGTTCGGTCTTGAGGCAGCGACTTCAATTGGTCTTAGTTACGCCGCACAGAAGCTTGCTGGCAATAAGAATACGCTTTCGTCCGCAACTGATAACTTCTCTGTTCAAGGCACAATCAATTCAGGAGGAGACGTCCCCCGTTCATTCAATATGGGGTACAGCGTAACTTCAGGTTCGATGGTTTACGCAAACACTACGGGCGTTGGCCCCGGCGACACACCGAACGCTTGGCTGTTTCAAGTAATTGCGCTGTCTGATATTCCGGGCTGCCAGCTTACGGAGTTTTGGTGTAACGGACAGAAATGTACATTGGGCGCCGATATTGGCGACTTGGGGCGACCCGTAAATGAGTTTACCAAAGACGGCAGCGTTTATCTGTACGTTAAGTTCTATGATGGAACGCAGACAACGGCTAACGGCGTTCTAGTAGAGAAATTCGGGGCAGACCCTAATAGGCCATATCAATCAACACGGGTCGGCACTGGCGTTTGCTACGCTATGGTTACTGCCATTACAGAGAAGACTCTATTCAGCGGCTTCCCGTCGTTCAAGTTCGGGCTGTCGGGCATCCCTCTGTATGATCCGTCGAAGGACTCGACGAACGGCGGAACGGGTACGCATCGCTATTCGGACCCGACGACATGGGGTGGCGACGGCGACAACCTGCCGGCCGTTCAGGTCTACAACATTCTTCGCGGCATTAAGTTTTCCGGGCAATGGGTGTACGGCCTGCAAGACATGACTGCGGCACGTCTTCCAGCTATCAACTGGAATACGCAGATTGCGAAGTGTCGTGCGACAATAACTGGCACAAGCGGGCTAGAGCCAACGTATCGCTCTGGCGGGCAAATCGACGTCAACACACAGCCTGCAAATGCGATTCAATCGTTCCTAACGGCTTGCCAAGGAAAGCTGTCAGAAACTGGCGGCTTCTATAAGATTCATCTTGGCGCCCCCGATAGCCCTTCGTTCTCATTCACCGACGACGACATTCTGTCGACGGAGCAGCAAGACTTTACGCCGTTCTTCGGTCTTGCCGATACAATCAACGGCATTTCCGGTAAGTATCCCGACCCTTCGCAGGGCTGGAATACGACGACGGCACCGCCGCTCTATCGGTCGGACCTAGAGACAAGAGACGGAAACCGTCGTCTGCTAGCGGACGTAACCTTTGACTTCGTGCCGTACGCCGCACAGGTGCAACGGTTGATGAAGTCTGCGGTTGAAGAAGCACAGAGGGCGCGACGTCATACGCTAGTCCTTCCGCCTGAATATTGGGTTGTTGAGCCGGGGGACGTCGGCTCTTGGACTTCGGTTCGGAACGGATATGCCGGTAAACTATTCCGCGTCGACGGTTGCGTAGACAAGGCAAATCTTGACGTCGGCTTTAGCATCACTGAAGTTGACCCTTCCGATTATAGCTGGAACCATTCTACTGACTTCCAGACCGTCAACGGTGGAACGACGATTATTATTCGTCCGACTCCGCAGGGCGTTATTGATTGGTTCGCTGAACCGGCGACTATCAATGATGCCAGCGGGACACCTCGCCGGCCTGCTATTCGTCTGTCTTGGAACGGCACGCAGCTAGGCGTCGACGGCGTGCAGTACGAAGTTCGCTTGACTTCATCTAGCGAAGTCGTAGCGCGCGGTCGTACAGACCAGCTTGCGGTTGGCGCTCTACTTATTTCGCAATCGCTGTTGCCGCACACGGCATACCAAGCGCGCGGGCAATATATCCCAAGTGCGCCGCGTGATATGCTTTGGTCGGACTGGCTTGACGTTACAACGCCGGATATCCGACTTAGC